CATACTGTAGGAGTAAGCTAATGGATAGTATGAAGCACGTAACAGTAATGATACTAGCGTTAGGCTTGATGGGTCTACTAGGTATTATCGTTATAGATGAATTTATGATTGCCGCTGAACAAGGTGGTGAATTTGATGAGGGCATACTGTCTTTACTAAACAATGCACTGGTTGGTGTAGTTGGAATTGTAGCTGGTTATGTTACAGGTAGTGGCGGTAAAAGCTGTAACTGTAAATAATTTAGGAGTAGTTAAATGAATTTTTTATATCCTGTACCATGCCCTAATTGCCCTACAAGGCAAGAGTGTCGAGATAATGGTAAATGTGCGAAGGAGTAAGTAATGGCAGTTAATGCATCAAAAAACTATACTAAACCTACAATGCGAAAGAATTTGTTTAACAGAATTAAAGCTGGTAGTAAGGGGGGTAACGCAGGACAATGGTCTGCGCGTAAAGCACAAATGTTAGCTAAACAGTATAAAGCTAAAGGGGGAGGCTACAAGTCTTAAAATGGGCCATTACACAAAAAGATTAACTAAAGTTGTTGGCGCGTTAAATAAAGCTTCCAAAACACACGCAGGACAAGCTAAAACACTTAAAACAATATTAAAGGATCAAAAGGGTTATCACGGTGGTAAAAAGAAAAGACCCCAAAGTAGGAACAGGAAAAAAGCCTAAAGGTAGTGGGCGAAGACTTTATACTGATGAAAACCCTAAAGATACAGTTAGTATCAAATTTGCAACAGTAGCAGACGCAAAAGCAACGATTGCAAAAGTAAAAAGAATAAAAAAACCTTACGCTAGAAAGATTCAGATCTTGACAGTGATGGAACAACGTGCTAAAGTAATGGGCAAGACTGAGGTAGCTCGTTTATCTAAACAGGCTAAGCTCCAGTTGAAGAAGCAAAAGGAAAAGGAAAATGCTTAATGCCCTATTTAGTCAGCAATATCCCTCACTTTAAGTGTTGGGTAAGGAGAGAATATACGTGCAACCATGAACAGTATCATGGAGAGTTTTTACATGGAATGGTTATTGCAGTTAATACAATTCCAGATAGATGTTTAAGCTTTCAAGTAATCTTTACTGGTTGTGAAAGTGACTTTGATGATTCCCCTAATGTACATGGGGGTGCAATGTGGGCTAGGCTTCCAATTACTGCTCTTGTAGCAGATGAACGATACGAGAAGTGGCCTGAGACTATGGATACGCATTTAGCACAGCCTTGGGATTGTAGTTCTCATCATCACGCTATAGTTAAGATAGACAGAGTAAGTTCTAGTCCTTGGCTATGTAAAATAGATGGTGAGTTTTACAAAGGTAAGTATTTATTTACGGTGGATTATACTGAAAACGATATTGCTGATGATCCTGCTCAACATAAACAGAGCCATGTGATACAATTAACAGATGCAAATCAGTGGACAGGTAATATAGTAGCATTACCAAATAATAGAGTTAGGGCCACAAGTCCTGCTTTATGGGAGACAGGAGAGGGCGCGCCTGACTTTAAACCTAGCCAATATATACACTCAGCAGAGATACACAATAGTTATCTTAATCCTGAAGTAACTTTTAATAATCTATATTCGGAGGACTAATATTATGCCAATGCACGGAATGAAAAAGAAAAAAGGCTACGCTAAAGGTGGAGCAGCAATGAAAAAGAAAAAAGGATACTCTAAAGGTGGTGCAATGCCTATGGGTAAAGATCCAAAGACAGGTAAGATGATGCCTAAGTTTGCTATGGATGGCAAAGGTAAGATGAACAAAGGCGGTGCTATGATGAAGAAAAAAGGCATGGCTAAAGGTGGCATGATGAAAAAGAAAGGTTATGCCAAAGGTGGAGCTACTAGAGCTAAAAAGAAGTAATGGCATTAAAAGCACCACAAAAATCTTTAAAGGATTGGGGAAAGCAAAAATGGCGAACATCTTCAGGTAAACCTTCTAAAGGTAAACGAAGATATTTGCCTGATGCTGCTTGGAAGTCGTTGAGTGCGTCAGAAAAAGCGGCTACTAATAAGGCTAAAGCTAAAGGCAATAAGAGTGGTAAGCAGTTTGTAAAGCAACCTAAAAAAATTGCGAAAAAAACAAGGGCGTATAGATAATGGCTAAATCACCCGCATGGCAAAGAAAAGAAGGTAAGTCTAAAAGTGGTGGACTTAATAAAAAGGGAGTTGCTTCTTATAGAAAGGCAAATCCTGGTTCTAAGTTAAAAACAGCAGTTACAACTAAACCTTCTAAATTAAAGAAGGGTTCTAAAGCTGCTAAAAGAAGAAAGTCTTTTTGTTCTAGAATGAAAGGCATGAAAGCAAAGTTGACCTCTGCAAAAACAGCTAGAGATCCTGATTCTAGAATTAATAAATCATTAAGGAAATGGAATTGTTAAGCGGTATTACAACAATACTAGGTTCACTAGGTGGACTCGCTACAAGTTACATAGATGGTAAAACGGCTGTGCAGAAAGCTGAAGCACAGATACGCATGAAAGAAGCAACAGGCGAGATTGATTGGGAACTTGCTGCTATACGTGCTACACAAAACAGTTGGAAAGATGAATGGCTAACAATTTTATTCTCTCTTCCATTGATTCTATGTTTCTGCGGTGATTGGGGGCGACAGATCGTGACTGATGGGTTTATTGCATTGCAGAATATGCCTGACTGGTATCAAGTAAGTTTGGGAGCGATAGTGGCCGCATCGTTTGGGATACGATCTGTAAGTAAATTTTTTGGGATGAAAAAAAGGTGATACACCTACGCTATCGTCAAGATTATATAGGCGATAGAAGATACCCATTAGACAATCTAAAATATAAAAGTGATTATATTAGAAGAAGAGAAGAGAGACATCACATATGGCTAAAACAAAAAAAAGTACAACTTCTAAAAGAACTACTCAAAAGAAAATGAAGGGGTGTGGGCCTAACAAAGGTGGAATTGCTATTGTTTTAACAATGGCTAAAAAACCAAATAAAAAGAAAAGGACATAACATGACATTTAAATTAAGTAGTCGTAGCCTAGAAAGATTAGAAGGTGTAAATGAAGCTTTACAAAATATTGTTAAAGAAGCCATAACATTGAGTAAAGTGGACTTTGGCGTGATTTGTGGCCTGCGTACAAAAAGTGAGCAGGCAGAGCTAGTAAAAAAAGGTGCATCACAAACAATGAACTCCCGCCATCTGCCACAGGAATCCACAGGTACAAGTCATGCAGTTGATCTCATGGCCTATGTTGGTTCAAGGGCATCATGGGAGTTGAATCTTTATGATGATATTGCAGATGCAATGAAAGCTGCAGCAGTTGCACAAGGAACGCAAATTAGATGGGGTGCTGCTTGGCATATGCCATTAAATGATTTTAGAGGTACTTCAGAAGAATTGATGAACCAATATATTGATACACGCCGTTCAGAGGGTAGAAGACCATTTATTGATGGCCCGCATTTTGAGCTAGTCTAATGGGTTTGTGGCTACCGATAATATTACTATGTTCTGCGCCATACGCAGAAAGTTGTGTAGTAATAACAGGCAATGAATTAGTAAAATCAAAAGAACAGTGTTTTGCTAACTCAGTAGAAAAAGCAAAAATAGCTATGAAGAGTCCTCAAGTTTTTCAAGCTAAACCAATGTGTCAAATTGTACCTAGAATAGTTTTGCCTGAGTCAACAAAAGGTACAGATATTTAGTGGTAACTTTTAGATACATAAATGCTAAAGTTGATTTAACAACAACAAATGCTACAACATTGTATACTGTGCCTAGTAAGTATAGTGCAATTGTTAAGTCTATAATAGTATCAGAAGATAGTGGTAATGCAGACACAATTACAGTAACGCTAACAGATAGTGCAACTAGTGTTTTTAGTTTATTTAAAACAAAAGCAATTAGTGCAAATGCTACAGCAGAATTATTAACAAAAGATTTGAACCTTTCAACAGGAGAAATTATTAAATGTACCGCAGCTACTGCTAATCGTTTACATGTTGTTATGTCAATAGATGAATACTACACAGGATTAAATTAGAGGGAGAACTATAAAATGGCATTTTTTGTACCAGTTGTTTATGCGCTAGGAGGTATGCTAATAAGAGTAGCTGCTAAAAAAGTAGCAGAAAGATTAGCTAAAGAAGGGGCAAAGAAACTAACTAAGAAAGCAGCAGAAGAATTAATTGAGCAAGGTACAAAAGTTACTAAAGCTACAACTAAGAATGTAGATCAAGTAATTTCTCAAGCAAGAAATGTATCTGAAGGAGTTAAAGGTATACGAGCTTCAGGTCGTCCTTCAGGTGGCTCTAGAAGTTTAGGTGAAAAACCACAACTTCCAACAACTCAAGTTCGTCCATCAGATCTTAAACCTTCTCCTTCATTAGGTAGAGGTGTTAGATCAGGAGCAGATGATTTTAAATTTGCAGAAGTAATTCCTCCTAAGACATCTAAAACCCCTAAATTGGGAGGGCCAAGAATTAGAAAAGATGCAGATGATGCTATTCTAGGTGATTTAAGCACTGTTCCTACACCAAAAATAGGAACACCTCCAAGACTAAGAAGTTCTTCTCAAGCTCAAAAATTAGACTTTACACAATTTAATGCCAATCTTGATGACGCAATAAGAAAATTAGGTGAACTTACAAAACTTGAACCAGTTCAATTAGAAGCGGCTGATATTATACCTGCATTACAAGAAATTAAAAACGATTTAGAAATAAGTATAGGGTCAGATGCAGAAGCTAGTCCACCTAATTTAGATACAACACCAGATGCATCTTTGCAAAAAGATGATGAAACATTTGATGCAATGGGAGAAGAAACAGAAGTAATGAAACCAGAACCAACTTTTGATTCTTTTGGAAAAGCATTTAGTTATTATCGAAGACAAAAAAGAGTGCCTACTTTTATGTACAAAGGCAACTTATATACAACAAGGTTTAAAGAAGAAACAGTACCACAACACAAAAAGCTATTTAATGTAGCAGGATCATACGCAGAGGATTATCAATCTAGACAAGGAGTATAATCCAAGCATGGCTAATTTTTATGTACCTCAAGGTGAAGAACAATATCTATCGCCTTTTGGCCCTACAATGGGCTATAAAAAACTATCAAAAGAATTTGTTGACACTCTTAATACAAAAATGAATGATCAGTTAGAAGATTTTTCTGACAATCTTGTAGGTAAAGTTTCTCAAGAGTTATTGTTTACAGAAGATATTAATGCATTATTTTTAAAAGAAGTATCAACTTTTATAGGTAAATATCAAAATTTTAGTGAACAAAGAAATACTTTTGGTAGAAAAAAATTAGATGGTGAAAAGTATAATTACGGTGTTCAAATTGTTAATGGGTGGTTTGTAAGGCAGTTTGAAAATGAATATAATCCTGTACATATACACACAGGTTGTCGTTTGTCTTGTGTAGGTTATTTAAGTTTACCTGAAGGCATAGAAGATGAATGGGAAGAAGATTATAAAGATCATCATCCTAGTAATGGACACATACAATTTGTAAGTGGAACATCTTCAGGTTATACATCAACTAATTTTATGGTTAAGCCTAGAGTTGGAGATTTTTATGTATTTCCTAATCAACTCTTTCATTGTGTGTATCCATTTAAAACTAAAGGTGAAAGACGATCTTTTAGTGTAAATATGAATTTTGTTGAAGTTCCTAAGAATAAGGATAAAAAAGATGCCTAATATTTTTTTACCTCAACAAGATGAACAGTTTATAACACCTTTTAGCCCTATAATAGGTTACAAAAAATTATCTCCTTCTTTCGTAGAAAAGTTAAATAATTCTATGAATGATAAATTAGAAGATTGGTCTGATACTTTAGTTGGTAAAGTTAAAGAAGAACTTAAATTTACTGATGATATATTAAATTCTTTTTTTGAAGAAATGAAAGACTTTATAATGAAGTATCAATTAAACACAGAAGTTTATACTTCTATGGGAGCTAGAGGTTTAGATCCTAACTCTAATTATAGTATACAAGCAACTTCTGGTTGGTTTGTTAGACAGTTTGAAGGAGAGTATAATCCTGTTCATGTTCATCCTGACTCCATGTTATCTTGTGTAGGATATTTAAAACTGCCTAAAGGTATTGAAAAAGAGTGGGAAGAAGATTATAAAGACCATCATCCTAGTCATGGACATATACAATTTATGCACGGAAGTTCTCTACCCTATTCAGCTACTAATTTTATGTTTAAACCACAGGTAGGAGACTTTATTATTTTTCCTGCACATATGTTTCATACAGTATATCCTTTTAAAACAAAAGGCGAAAGGAGATCTTTTAGTGTTAACTTTACAGTACATCAGACACCAAAAGAAATTAAAGAGAAAGAATAGCAATAATGCCAAAAATCCTTACTGAAAAACAACAAAAATTTATGAGTTTGTTATTTGATCAAGCAGATGGTAATGTTATGATTGCTAAGCAACTCGCTGGCTATTCAGATAATACATCTACTACTGAAGTTATTAAAGGTTTAAAAGATGAAATTAATGATGCAACAAAAGAGTATTTAGCTCGTGTTGCTCCTCGTGCAGCATTTGCTATGGGTAGTGCATTAGATAATCCTACAGAACTAGGTATTAGAGATAAAATGACAGCAGCAAAAGATTTGCTTGATAGAACAGGTCACAATAAAACTGATAAGATGGAAGTAACAGCCCCTAGTGGTTTGTTTATTTTACCACCTAAAAATGAAGAACAAGATGCGAAATTATAGTAAAGAATATTCTACATATCATGCTTCTCCTATTCAAAAGAAAAAAAGAGCATCTAGAAATGCTGCTCGTAACTCTCTAAAAAAGAGAGGGCTAGTTAGAAAGGGGGATGGCAACT